ACCCCGGCGGTCGCAACGGCGGCGTCGGCTTCCGCTGCACCAAAGGTCTCTGATCACCGGTCACTGGTCGCGGCGTAAGCCGTGGCCTTCACTGAAATAATTAGGAAACACCATGCAAGAAATACCTACACCAACCACTGACGAGATTACCCAGTTCAGCATCAGCGCTTTCAAAGGCATTGAAGCTGGTCTCGGGCAAGCAGATCCAGTGGCCACTATTGCGAAAAAACTGGAATCGCAGCATCCAGGGCATTTGATTCTGGTTCAGGCTGGCAATTTCCTTCACGGTTATGATCGTAGCGCCTATGCGCTGGCCACATTGAAAAAGTACAAGCTCAAGCTGGTCGGCGTCTCCACGGAGCCGCATATCCGCATCGGTTTTCCAGTTGGGAATTTCAAGCGCCGTCTGTGGACGATAGTCGAAGAGTTTGGCATTCCCTACGTTGTCGCTCTGGGCAATCAAGCAACCGGCCACACGGTTTATATCTCAAACCAGCCGACCGGGAATAATTCAGTTCTGGAATCAGTATCAACGAAAGTCATTGAGGATGTGATCAATGATCTGAAGCAACGTGGCGAGGTGAATAAATCTGCCGCAGCTCAATTGTTGGCCAGCCCTGATGCTGCCTGTTTCCAGTTGAAGGCTAAGGCGCAAGACTTGGACACGCAACTGTTACAGGACATCATCAAGTTGCCACGCGATCTGCGCACCACCTATGGCGAGAATCTGCGCGTATGCATCGGTCGCATCATGCGTAACGTGATGGCTTACGGCCTTGAGGACAACAAACCGCTACTGCTTAAATCGATTTCAGCCGACATTGACTTGCTCAAGCACTATCTTGCACAGGCTCAACGGTTAGGAATACTTGCGCTCAACTTCGAGCATCGAGCGGGTCTAGCCGTTGAGCTTGGCCGCTTGGTTGGTGGACTTATCCGTTCAACACAGGTGCAGTCATGATTAACGAGGGGGATTTTCTGAAAGGTCTGGCAATGCGCTCATCCGTGGCAGCTACTGGAATTCCGACTCGAATGCGGGCGTCTTCAATCTCAACAACGACAACCCCGACAATCGCAACGACAACGTCGGCTTCCGCTGACCCAAGAAACAACGGCCTAGACGCTGGGGATACCCACGGAAGGTTAACTCTTGGTCGAAAGTCTCCCGGAGCGCAAGCTCCAAAAGCACGGCAACACGCCCAGCCGGAAACCGCTGCAATGCCTACGGGTGTTGTGGCGGAATGCGGTAGCGATTTCTATCAACTTACCAGCCTGCCGAACCTATTCACATGCTGGCTCAATACCCGCAAGAACAAATCGCATAATTTGCGCATTCAGCGGTTCTCTACCGACCCGCTGCGCCACCTGATCACCATTCAGCAGCGTCTGCGTGACCGGCAATACACCTTCGGTCCGTATAAGACATTCACTGTCCAGGAGAAGAAAAGACGCGAGGTGGTGGATGCCCCGATGAAAGACCGGATCATCCATTGGCTGCTGTACCAGTACATGTTGCCAATCTGGCAGCCGAAGTTTATCCATGACACCTATGGCAACCTTCCCGCGCGCGGCACCCATGCTGCCGTGCGCAGACTAGCGCAGTTCGCGCGCAGTGAGAATGCTGTCTGGGTGTTGCAGCTCGACATCAGCAAGTATTTCTACTCGGTCAACCACGCCCTGCTCAAAGAGCGTGTATTGCGCCACATCGGCGACCACCAGCTGCGCGTGCTGATCATCAGCCTGATCGATTCATTCCGGACTGACGACAGCTACGATCACCTGTTTGATGCTGGCACACTGTATCGACAAACAGCGGCCAAGGGCATGCCAATAGGCAACCTATCAAGTCAGTTGTTCGCGAATATCTTCCTCAATGAGTTCGATCATTGGGTAAAGGAAACGCTGCGCGTGAAGCGGTATATCCGATACGTGGATGATATGGTTGTCCTGGGCGAATCGCGGGAGGAACTACAAGCCCTGTGCGAACAGATCACCGCAAAGCTTGCCGGTGACGGCCTGATCATACACCCGCACAAAACCCGCTTGGCACCTGTCAGCGCGGGCATTCCATTCCTCGGATATGTCGTCTGGAAAAAACACATTTCAGCCGGGCACTACATGCGAAGTCGATATCACCAGCGGCTTCGTCAGCATGAATCAGGCGGACGCGATAGGAAGGATGCGCTTCGATCGTACCGATCAATGCTCAATCACACCGGATCTACTCGACCAATTTCAATTAGCAAAATTACAAAGGGAAAAACAGCATGAGCGTGAACAAAGTTATCTTGATAGGCCGACTTGGTAAAGACCCTGAAACACGTTACATGCCGAACGGCGACGCGGTCACCAATGCAACGCTGGCGACTTCCGAAAACTGGAAGGACAAGAGTGGCGTTAAGCAGGAAAAGACCGAATGGCACAATCTGACCTTCTACCGTAAGCTCGCTGAGATTGCCGGTGAGTACCTGAAGAAGGGTTCGATGATCTACGTCGAAGGCAAGCTGCAAACCCGCAAATGGCAGGATAAGGAAGGAAAGGACCGCTACACCACTGACATCATCGTCAACGATATGACCATGCTGGGCAGCAAGCGTGATGCTGGCGACAACGATTCTCCAGAAGGTCGTCAACCATCCGGCGCAACTCGACAACAAAGCGCACCCGTCGAAACTTATGACAAAGGTCTTCGACAGCCAGCACAAGGCGGCGTATTTGCGAACTTCGACGATGACATTCCATTCGCCGACCCATACGGGCGCGCAGGCTGGAGGACGGCAGAATGAATTTCAACTACCAGAAAAGAGCATACAAAGCCTATCTGCTGCAATGGATTGGCACTAACCTTGGCGCGGTGTCCGCAGAATTGCGCGAACTGGGGTACACCAGTTTTGAGATCGAGCGCGGAACGATCATGGCACGTGGGGCGGGAATGCCTCTATTGTGCATCCACCAGGGTAACTGGCTGCGCTTCGGACAGAACGGATCGTTCAAGGTCATGCGGCCAGATGAACAGGCGACGTATGTGCCTATCCAGAGCGATGACCGCGAAACATTGCAAACCCGTGGCGAAAATCCTGCGCCTTGCGCGAGACACTGTGAGGCGAATGCTTACCAGATTGCAGAGCGCCAGTATAAGGCGCAGATTGATAGGTTGAGCGCGGCCAATAAAGACCTGCAAAGCTGGTTTGATGCGGCAAAGGCTGAACTGGATGCGGTACGGAGTCAGAACGTCTTTGCACTTGCCCGCCGCCTCGCCCAGCTTGCGGCTGACATCGAGGGGCTTCCGGGATATTCCAACCAAACGCACCCCGATATTTCAAAATGCGTGGTCGGGATGCATGACTTGGCGCAAACATTCGCCGGTGAACGAGCTGGTGAGATTTATGATGAAACAGATGAGGACTGAATAATGAGCCTTAAATATATCACTGCAAAGAAGTTAGCTGAAGAGTCTGGCTATACAGAGGCTGCGCTTCGGGCTAAAGTATTACGAGGTGAATTTGCCGAAGGCCTGCATTACCGGAAATCACCGGATGGTCGCATACAGTTTAATGTTGAGGAATATACGAAATGGGTGGAGTCGCAGAGCATAGGGGTAAAGTCCAAATCACGTTCTACTGGAACGGGGAAAGACACCGTCCAACAATCAACATCCCATTTACAGCGGCAAACGCCAAGTATGCGAGCCGCCTAAAGGCTGAGATCGAGCGTAGTATCGCATTTGGCACATACTCGCTCGACCAGTACGCAATTCACTTTCCTAACTCACGCATGGCAAAGTCAGCACCGAAGGCAGTGACTAAGCCAACTTTCCGCGAAATCTCTCAACTCTGGCTGCAAGCCGCTAACCACCTGTCGCATGGCACGCTGATTAAATACAATCAATGGCTAAAGTTCTGGCTTGATAACGTCGGAGATATGCCGATAGACGAGATTAAGTTCAGCATGCTTGCGGCGCTGGCGAATAGTCAGGATTGGAAGGCGAAGAACCGCAACGATATTCTGATCCCGCTGCGCAAAGTGTTTGAGCTTGCGTTCCTCGATGGCATTATCGAAATCAATCCAACTCTTCGGATAAAGAACGCGAAAGTGCAGAAGATGCCGCCTGACCCACTGACCGCCGAAGAGGTGGATCTGGTGCTAGCACACATGGGGAAATACAACCCGCAGATCGTCAACGCCTTTGAGTTTGCATTTTTCACTGGAATGCGCCCGTCAGAATTGATTTCGTTGCAATGGGGCGATATTGATTTTACGGAAGGGCTTGCTCGGGTGCAGCGCGCGCGAACTTTTCAACTAGAGCACGAGACAAAGACCTTCTCTGTTCGTGACGTTGAATTGAATACCCGCGCACTGGATGCGCTACGCCGTCAGAAGGCGCACACTTTTCTAAAAGGGAAATATATCTTTGAGAATCCTGTCACAGGATTGAGATACAGCGAAGAACGACCACTGAGAGAAAACTACTGGCATCCAACATTGAAAGCTTTAGGTATTCGGGAGCGTGTGTTTTATCAAACCCGCCATACTTACGCAACGATGTCGCTCATGTCGGGCAACCTGCCGATGTGGGTATCAAAACAACTCGGCCATACAAATATGACCATGTTGCTGACGGTTTACGGGAAGTGGATAAACGGCGCTGACAAATCAACCGAACGCAATAAAATTGATTCGCTTTTTAATCAGACCGCCACCACATTGCCACCAGATTCACAAAACGCCCTGTGACCTGTATATTTATTGGTCAGCGTGAGAAGATTCGAACTTCCCTACTGTCGCACCATGTGGCACTATGTTCAATTAATACAGCATGTCAATCAAGTTTTTAAGATCATAGCACAACATAGCACAACACCAAACCGCCACCAGACTGCCACCAGATTTAAGCGACACCCTCAAAGCAATATCTATTTTACTTCGGCGTTGATCCTGATTGCGTCGATGTTGAGCTGGTCGCAGCGTTTTGTGAGTTCGCCAACCCCGTCTTGAAGTCTTGCAAAAGACTCATCCACTGCGTTTGGAAGTATCCCGGCACCTCCACCGCTATCGGCGCTGGCTTCGGCATCACCGGACACGGAACAGGTTGGGATGTGGACGTGCACGCGGTCAAGCTCATCATGCAGACCAGAAATAATAGTTTGATTTTTGTCATGCTGTTCTCCTGCGGTTTTGATGGTTTCGGTATAGGCCAGTAGAGCGGCCTGATTTTTGGTTTGCTGCTCGATCACTGCCGCGTTGCGCAGCTCGTCGTCTTCCAGACCCTGCACGTGCCTGCCATAGTGGTATGCGCCGTACAGAATTCCCAGCACAGCAGCGACCGACAGCAGCCACAGAATCAACTTCGCTTGAATAGGCATGATTATTTCTCCGATGCGTTTTTCAACGCGATAGCGGCGCCGATCCCGGCAAGGCCGATACCGAACGCCTGAAAATCAGGTGATGCAGTCGTGCAAAACTTGTAGATCATTGCCGCGCCACCCGATGCAAGTAATGAACGGACAACACACATCGTCAAGTTGTCGCGCTCTGTCAGCCATTGTTTTACGAAATTCATGCGAATATCTCCGATGCCTGCGCGAACAAAGCCAGTCTGTCAGCCTGCCCGTTCAATCCGCCGTTAATACGCTTGGTTATTCCGGCGAAATCGTCACGATCTGCCAGTTCATTGCAGCCATGCGCCGACCAGAACCACGCCGCCGATAACGCAGCGGCCTCTGGTTGCAACAACAGATCAGGATTCGCGACCAGCGACAAACCGGTTGCGATGCCGCATGACTTGTAGTTGTCCAAACCGGTTATCTGGATCAGGCCACGCCCTCGATACTGCCAGCCGTCTCCACTAATCTCAGTCTTGTTGCCCATACGGTTTGCATATACCCGATTGGCGATAGCCTGCGGCTTGCGCTCATATCGTGCCGCATCAGCAGGGCTAAAGTGAGTCGGAAATGTACGCAGCAGCGCCGTTGCTGAATAGTTCAGATTCTCTTCGACATGTTCCAGTCTGCCAGATTCATGCGCCACTTGTGCAATGAATGCCGCCTGTCGTGCCGGCGTGCTGATATTGAATTTATCCATACCTTTCGACAGCGGCAAAACCCACTTTACCGACATCGCAACGCTACACCCTGCCGCCTTCGCCAATTGCGCGGGGGTCATTTGTTTGTCCTGTTCATTCTTACCCCTAAAAGTAAAAAACCGCCGAAGCGGTTGTTAGTTGAATTCAGTTAACTTTTGTCAGATGCTCGTCGTCCATGATTTGCAATTGCTTCAGCTGTTACATGGCTCATCAGAGCCTCTGACATTCTGTCAAATTTTGATCCCAAACTATCGAATGAAATCTTAATAGTCCCTTCAAGTTTGTCAAAACGAGTATCTAGCTCACCTTTTTTGTAATGTCCTTCTGCAATCTGCACCCTCAATTCCTGTAGAGCTGCTGCATCGTCATCATGTTTTTTAAACAAGAGATTCGTATCCGCCAAATGTTTGGCCTCCAATGTATCAAGCGCTTTCTGTTGCTTGTCATCCTTTTGTTTTAACAGGTAGCACAGCACAGTAAGCAGACCAGATGCCAGCCAACCGACAACTTCGATATTCATGTAGGAATCTTTCGTTTAAATTGAACAGGCAATCCACGGATTAGGGCTGAATACCAGCGACCGCACTTGACCGACTTGCAGATCGCCCCATAATTTCCAGCCAAGATTTACGCGCAGGCATTTCGTGTCAGTCCAGCCGTGGACGAAATAGAACTGCCAATAAGTATGGCCACCCGTGACAAGTTTGCGGAACACCCAGCCGTTGTGAAGTGGCGAGTTGCCTACCAACTCATCACCCCATGAGTAATATCCCCAAATCCACGATATTCGCGCACCCAGAACCGCAGAATCGAACCCATACGCCGGATTACGCCACATCCAAAACACAGTCCATAGGTATTTACTCTGCGTCCACGACATCTGGTTGGCATGGAAAGCCGCGTCGCCGCAACATGGCGTGTCAGGTTGCTGAAACCACGAAAGCCATGCAGGCAGTCGGTCATCGGCCTGCCGGAATAAAGCCAGCGCGGGCGCGAGGATCATCGCCAGAATCGTGATGACAATCCCAGCAACAGCGAGGAAAGCCCACTTGATAACGGCGGCGATCATGGCGCAACAGGCCATGTGATTGAATCAGGGAAACCCGCTTGTTTTGACAAGTCGCGGAGCGCCTGACGATATGGCTGCCATGCTGCGGCTACAGCATCCGGCACGTCGCGGCATTGCGTCCAGTCGCATGCGGAAAGCAAGGCATCTCGGCGGGCGCGAATATCATCAGCAGACGGCGGCGTAATCGCTGCGATACGAATTGCTTCCGCCTCATCGTCAGAAATCTCAACGCATCCGGCAGGGAGCAAATACTCATGCTCGGAAGAATCAAGGGAATGAAGCTGGTTATTGCTATCTTTATAGTTTGGCATTTTATTTTCCTTATCTCATCTCAAACCATGTTGCAACCGCGCTTCCAACTGTTGTCACGCTGTATGAAGCACCCGCCGGAACAATGAAATAAACATATACTTCCTCGCCTCCCGCCCCTACATTGGTTCTGCATGAGCAAACCTGAACGCCATTTACAACCCCTTGCAGAACAGATAGCGAAGTTATAGTTGATGTAACAGAAACCGCTATTGGTCTTCCGGTTGTATTGTAATAAGTTGTAGCGACTGCTCTCGATGCGGTTACGTTTTGATACGTTTGCCCATACCCCAACGAACTCATCGCCGCTAATGCTTGCCCGCCTATCCCTTGCACGGCTGTTGGGGCAGTCGCCCATGTTCCGGCGGTAGCCTCGGTAATATCAATGAATCCAATAACGCGGAATGGGACTGATGCGCGGGCAGTCGTCGAATAAATAACATTCGCTGCTGTTGATGCTGCGCTGATAGCGGTGGTTGAAATCAGGGTTGTTTCGTCAAGATTCAGACCGCCAGCCAGATTCGTCACAGCCAATTCGACCGTGCCAGCGTTGTCGATCGCCAGCAAAGCCAGCCGCGCAGCTGTTGCTGCAATCGTTCCCAGCGTTGCGCCGGATGGCACAACCAGCGAAAGCGCCGAAGCGACAGAGCGATTATTCGGGACGCCTGTTGTGAGCGTTGCGCTGCGGAAATCCAGCTTGCAGGGGTTTAGGGTTGCGGTAAGCGCATTCGCCGCAATAGCCGCGCCGATAGCGAGGAAACTTGACCCGTAGCGAGTATCAGCGGTTGCCGTACTCATCGCGGAGCTACCCGCATCCTGCACGTTCGTGCCATCGCAATACAGCACCTTCGCTGTGCCTTGCGGGACAACGATACCCGTCCCGGCTGCCGTCTTGACCGTGGTCGTGAATGCTCCTGATGTGTTGTTCGATACGATCCACTGGTCAGCGGATGCAGGAACGATCACGCTGATGCTGGCGGTTAAAGCGCCCAACAGGTTGATGATTGCGGCTGAAGCCTCGCCGACCGGATCAAGCGTGACGTTTGCGCCGCCTGCAACACTCTTGTTCAAAGTTGATGTAAGCGCCCGCGAAATCGCCCCGCCAGTTGCGTTAAACGGCGCGCTGGCATACTGCGAAATGTTCGCGTTGGTGATCGATGCTGCGCCGAAGGCCACGGTAACCACCCACAGGCCGACCGCGCTGCCGGAAGGTGTCGGAGTTACCTGCGATCCTGTAGTTGCAGCCGTTCCAGCGACAACGCTAACGCTGACGGTATTGGATCGGTTGGTTGCTTGTGCTACGCCGCTATTCCCTGCCCCGCTCCATGCCACAGACGGGTTGCTTGCATTGTAGTAAGGCAGCACAGCAGACGCGGCATCCACTTCACTGAATGCGGCCTGCACCAGATAGTTGATGCTCTGCCCTGCAGTCAATGGAGCCGGGCAATTAAGCGCCACGGCATCGAGCAACACGCCCTGTTTTAGAATCTGGTGCGTCGTATCTGCCGCAAGCGATGAATACGCCGTTCCGTCGATGTTTTGCAGGCTGTAGATTTCGCCCGCTCCAACGCTGACCGCCATGTTCGGCACAGCCGATTGCGAGCAGACAAGGCCATTAACGAATGTGCCTGTCCCGAACATCGCGGCGGCAAGTTTGGAAAGGCCGATGTATGCGCTCTTGCTCGTATTGAGCAAGTCAGTTTCTAACGGGATTGCCCCCGGATAAATAAGCGGTCTGTCCATGAATCCTCCAATAAAAAACCCGCTCAAGGCGGGTCAGTTGTGAAACAAAAAATCACGGTAACGGTAAACCGTGAAAATTAAGTGTTGCTTTAGTTGCTAATCTTGACCCAGACCTGCGTCCCGGCTGGTTTCACCGCATCGACAGCGGCATAGATCGACGCGTCAGAAACAACCTGCTGGATGCTGCCGATGCTGGCGTAATCGCTGCGTGACGGGATTCGGTAAGCGCCTGTTGATATGCCATACCCAGCAACCAGCGGGATTCCCGCGCTGGCCTGTCTGTATGCAGTGACGAGCGCCTGATAAGGCATCGACATTGAACCGTACGCACCAGCAGCGCCGTAACCGACAGCAAGGCGATAACCCCCAGTATCAGCCGGGCGCATAGGCTCAAAGATCAACGGGGAGCGTCCGGTCAAGTGGTAGATCGCGTTATAAATCGCAAGTCGCGTGCCTTTCTCTTGCAATAGTGCTGCAAGGATGCGCACGCGAAATGGTGTATCCAGCTCATTCGCCAGTCGCGGCAAACTGGAACCGAAAAAATCAGCCGAAGCTAGATCAAGCCATCCGCCAGCTGCAGTCCTGATGCGCGTTTGCTGCGCGGCATACAGATAGAGCGAATACAGCCCAGCCCATGCCGTTGCCAATCCTGCCAGCACCGCATTGAGTATCGGCGCGAGGTCAGCGCCAAACCAGCGCGGGATGGTGCTTTTCAGCCGCGCGATAAAATCCTGAAGGTCTCCGGTCGCCATGATTAACTTACCGTAATCGTGCCGGGCATGACGCGCTGCTTGCTGGTCGCAGTCAGGTCGGCAGTTGCGCTATTCAGAGTAACTGCAGTCACATTGGTGATCGCTGGCGATGCGTCATAGGCAATCTGCGCCAATCGGCTATATGGCAGCGTCACACCAATACCGAGCGCGGCGATATAGGAATTGATGGCAGACTGCACCAGCGCTGCATCAGCGGCGTGGTAGACGCTGGTGACGGTCATGGAAACGTTCGCCGTTACCAGCGCAGGTGCAAACACACCGAAAGTGATTGTGAAGCCGCGCACCGTATCAATGGCGTTGCTGATCGATGCAAGAAAACCGGATGAAGGCGTTCCACTGCCGTCATCTACCACCGCAAAGAAGTAACCCAATTTCACCGCCCCGCTGTAGTCAACATTCTCAGTAAGCGTGTAACTGACGCCTGATTGCAGCGATGTGATTGCGGTTGCAATGGCGCTCTTAGTGGCTTTTGACAGGCTGCTGATATACGCAACGAAACGAGTGCGAAACGCGCCGTCTGCTTCGGCATTTGCACCGCTCACAAAAGCGACTGCGTTCGCGACCGTATCAACGCCCGGGATAGAGCTGGTCAGCACATTACATTGACCGGCAAGCACGTTACCGACCGCACCCGCGACCGTTGCCAGCACCGGCACAGATACCGATACCGTTCCGGCTGGCACGTTGTAGCCGTTGCTCGATGCGTTCCAGTTCGCATTTGTGGCATCCGCAATCACGGCGAAAGTCTCCGGCGATGCGTCTGACGTTTGAATCTGCGTTCCAACCGGAATCAATGCGGGCAGTGTTGCGGTAAAGCGTGAAAATACAACTTGACCACTGGCGGCCACGGCTGACAGACGATAGAAATTGTAATCTGCCGCCCAACTGTCCAGATCCGTGCCGGCTGAAGTTGCTGCGCGTGTCGTGGCGAGAAGTTGCAGGATCAGGCCTTGCACCCACAGCGCAACCGCTGAATTGCTCTCGACGATAGATCGCAGGATTGAACCGATAGTGAAGTCAATCAGCGTGCGTGCCGCGCCCTGAATCGCCGTTACCTGATCGCTGACAAGCTGCGCGAAGGTCTTGGTCGTTAAATTTGCCATTGTCAGACTTTCACATTAAATGAGAGGGTTTGCGCCGTGTTCGTCGGTGCGTCGGTGTACTTGATGTTGCAGCTGATGCCGTCCGCGATGGCCTGAATCGTGATGATTGGTGCTGGAAACTTTGCAACCGCATCTTCAAGCTGAATCTGGCCACGAATCAGCGCCGTAATCTTCGGGATGTCGACCGTGCCGCCGATCCATTGCGCCAGCCCTGCCCCATATTCAGGATGAAAGCTGTAATCACCGGGATTTGTAAGCAGCCGGCGCAATATCCGCTGCTGGCCGCGTGCCGATCCGTCTACGGTCATGAGGTCACCACCAGAAGCCGCCGATATATCGCCGCCCCAAAACTGATAAATATCCATTTACATCCCCGCGTTTGGTGAGCCAACTGAGCCGCCTTGTGGGTCGCTGTGCGTGTGACTGTTGTAGACTGTGCGCATCCCTGCCATTGTCTTTGCACCTGCCTGATCCGCGATATTGAGTGCCGCAGTCACGTTTGCGTCAGTCGTTATGTCGCTAGAGGCGTGCAACGTGCCGGTGATATTCACCGGACCGGTATGATTCCATTGCGGCGCACTGCTGGTCAGCGTGCCAGCAGATACCAGCTGCACCGTGCCGTCGTTGTGAAACTTCAGCGACGATCCAGATTGATGCACCAGCCAGAACTCACCGGACGGAACACTGAGAGGCCTGTCAGCATCATTGAAAAACCGTTGGCAGATCATCCCGGCATCAAAATCACCCTCCTGATACTGCACCTCCACCAAGTCGCCAATCGTCGGCGGCGCGAACATACCCCATCCGTTTCCAATCCACGGCGAAAGCACCGGAAGCCAGCCTGTTTCAACGTTTTCGGGCTGAATCATCACCTTTGCGCAGTAGTTGGCAGGGTTGTAGGCGCTAACCGTGCCGATGCGCGTGTGCGCCAGCTGGCCGCTCTGAGCCTGAAGCCTCATTGCATTCAATAATCCACGCATCACAACGTCACCTCGTTATCCTTATTGGTGTTCTTGGCGCTCACTTGCATCATGTAGCCTTCGTCAACGCTCATGCGACGGGTGATGCTGTCAGGGTAGTAAATCTGATCGAACGCCGTACCTGTACCAACCACCTTGATGACGCTTGCCACGCCGAGAAGCTTGTCAGCGGGTAGCGATGCGGACAGCTTCATTTCGTGCTGCGTGATTTCGCGGTGTTTCTCCTGGGCGAACTGGAGCGCCTTTTCTGGCGTCATGGCCGCTTTACGGTAGGCATAAACCTGTGCATGCGTGCTGGACTGCCCGGGCATCGTTCCTTTTGCCTTTGCTGACGGATAGGCAATTGCATAAGTCTTTTTCGTCTTTGGATTGACGCTTTGCACCCAGACCACCACGCCCTTTGCCACCGTCAGATTGCGGGTGAAATCGATGCTGACGAAGTTGCCTTGAAAATAACCTCGATCCGCATCCGGCTCTTGCCACTGCAACACATAAGGCTCAACCGTCGCCGCTGGCTTCGGCTCAAAGTGCAGCGCGTTACCCTGCGCATACACCACAAAGCCCTCGTGCGCAGCCAGCCACGTCAGCAAATCCCACTCGCTGTGTTCGTTGGTCATACGCACCGAATCGATGTCGTAGTACGTGCCGACCTTTGAGGTAGTTGACACAATGTAGCTTGCATCCATGCCGTGAGCGGTTGCAATCTGTGCAGCAATCGCGGAAGCGCGCATGTTCTGCCACTTCTTCGTTGTCTTCGTATCGATCATCAACGAGGTGTAATCACGCCCACTCAGATCCAGTGTCCTCGATGCCGGATTGAAGTCGATCGCATCCACGCGGCCGAGGATCAGGCTGTCCAGCTCAGCGACTGTGTAACTTTCCGCATTCACGGGAAAACCCGCGAAAATCTCCACATCAATTTGCGTTTGCACGGAAAACCATGCCTGATTGAAGGCCACCGGAAGCATTGAAATCGCGAACGTCACGCGGAACGTGTCAGCCTGATAAAACGTATTGTTGTCCACCTCAAACGAAATCCAGCCGGGCACGATAACGCCATTGATTCTGACCGCCCCGCGTGGCTGCCTTGCGGCGGCTTGCGGTATAGCTGAATTGATTGTCATTGCCCGAGGTTCTTTCCCATGCGTCCAAGTGTCGATTGCAGATTGTAGAGTTGCGGCAGTTGGTTCATTACGGCCACTTGACCAAGCATCTTGTTGGCCTGTTGCGATATTGAGTTGCCTGGCAGCAGGCCGCCGAACGTGCCGATATTGCCGACCACGCCACCGACTGAGCCAATCAGGATATTCACCCGCGATTGAACTGCGACCAGTGGCTGCACCACGCTCTGAATCACACCGTTTGCGGCAGTAGCAAAGCTGGAAACACCCTTGATTGCCGTGTTCAGCGTACCGAGCGCGGTAGACAGCGGACCATCACCAATCGACCCGCCCAGCGTGTTCGCAGCGGCCATATCGTCACCGATCAAGGTATCCACGTCCGGCGCGATGATGGTCGTAATCGGGCTGGCGTTATCAGCCACCACAATGCAACTGATCTTGTACGGGATATGGTAGAAGCGCTCAAAGTCAGCATGAAACGTTTCCACAATCACCAAGAAGTCGAAGCCATACCAGCGCAGCTGCTGCTGTTTCCCGGCAATACGCAATCCGTCCAGATACAACGCACGAAGCTGCGCGCTGTCACCACGGAAGATGCCCGACCACTCCAGCGGCATATCGGATCGCCCCATCGCGTCAACCACCCGAACCCCGCCGATCAGTTCATGCACGACCGCTTGCTGATCGCCGCCAAACGGGATCTTGTCCGGGACCTCAAAGCCTGAAAACTTAAACGCGCCTAGTTCTACAACGGTGTCGGCTTTCATTAATAAGCTCCGACAGGGCGCATAGACATCAAGCCGTCAAAGTGCTTCATGCCGGACTGAGGGCGAGACGCTTCTTTTTCTTGCCGAGCGGTCACGATTTCACCAACGATCCGGCCATCAAGATAAACGGCCATTTTTCCCGATGCTGTTTTGACGTTGTGCGATTTCACGAACTCAGTCCGCTCTTCTATCTTGTTTTGAATTCTGTATTTTTGGTACGTCTCAGCCGCATCCTTATTGCCTAACATGCCAAGTAACCCAGCAATATTCCCGCCAATCGCGTCATTCGCACGATCCGGCAGCAGCTCATGAATCAGCGTACCGATTGTCCAGCCAACCAGTGCGGCTTTCAGTATGGGGATTGCATTCCCAAGCGTCAGCAGGCCGACACCGACACCTGATAGGCTTGTTGCCATTCCGGCCAGCGCAACACCACCGCCACCAAAGCCGCCGATTGACAGCGCGAGACCCAAGGCTCTGAATCCTGCCGTTGCCAGCATCAACACGCCACCAACAGCCACAACTCCAGCCAACACACCGAATGCAACCGTGAGACCTTTGGTTAAACTCGGGTACTCCTTCGCAAATGAAATGGCACTTTTAAGCACTCCCGTCAGTCCTTCAACGGCTCGAATGGCAATTGGCAGAATAGTCGTGCCAAGCTCGTTCATCAATGTGGCCCACTTCTTATGTAGGTCAACCTCTTTACCGGCAAGCGTGCCAGATGCGCGCGTACTGGCTTGATCAAGGTTTTCAGCGTGATAGTTTGCATCGGTCTGCATGTGCAGCTTTTCGCGCTGCTGATAGATCCGCGACATCAAAGATGAACCAGTGCGATTTCCGAGGATCATGCCAAGCTCGCGCAACACCCCTTCTTCACTGGTGATGCCATTCTTTGCAAATGCAGGCAACAGCACCTTCTCAAGCAAAGCAAGCTCACCCTCACCTTCTAGCACCGCTGAACCGGAGAATGCACCCGGCAATGCTTTCTTCAACTTTCCGAGCTGGTTGAACTGCACCTTGTCTTTGTCCAACAAACCGAGCCTGTACAGCTCTTGCTGTGCAGTGATCGTGCCGCGCGATTGCACCAGATTCTGATAGATGCTCATGGCCGCAGTGCCGTACCGGCTCCCGCCAAACTCCTGAAGCAACGGCTCGGCACCCAAATAAAAGGCTTCGTTACTGCGTCGAGACAGCGCCACGCCGCCAGTTTTCAGCGCTTGCAGCATGGCGGATGGGTCAACCCTGTTCCGGCTACCTGCGATTGCTTGTTGCGCAAAGTTGGCTTGTCGCGCGAACTCTTCAGGGCTTTTCGTGCCGCCGCGAAACTCTGCGACCTTCATCATGTCCATCAGTTTCTTATCGCGATCACCGCTGTCAGCACCGAAAATCGCCTCATTGGCAAACTTCATCTTTGCCATGAGCGGCGCAACCATCTTTGCCTCGTTCAGATCCTTGAAGACTGCCATCGCATCGCCAACAATTGACATGTTGTCTCGCGCGCTCGTGCCGATGGTGTTCATTCCTTTGGCGAATTGAATCGCCTGATTGTTTGTTACATCACCGAAGCCCAGCGATGAAAACTTTGCCGCCTCTGTCTGAAACTTCTTTGCCTCTTCCAGCGGCGCTTTGAACAGCATCAAGCCGAAACCGCCGGCAGCAGCCATGCCACCGCCAACCATTCCAAGACGTTTAATATCCAGCAGTTTCTTTTCCAAGCCAAGAAGGCTATGCTGTGTGCCGTTCACGTGCTTGTTCAGTGCTTGGAATTGCGCAGCCATCCCAACAAGCCCAGCACTTACGCCGTTCACCAGCGTTAATTTCACTGCGACTTTATAGGCATCAAACATGGCAAAACCTTCCTTAAAATTCCGTCTGCATGAGTGGCTTGCAGATCACATAAACTGGGTTCAGTACCCGGGTGTAAGCATGGTCAGCGCTCAACCATTCTTCAAACATCAGATGCACTGGACTACACGCGTCTCGTTGCTGATGATCAGCCTGTTTGTTCTGGCAATATGCGCCGTTGCTCTGTTCTTCTTGGGACTATTGTTCTGGGCGCTATTTACGGCTTGATTTCCATGTCGTAACCCAACGAGTGATGAATCACCTCACCACAGGTTAACCCTTCAATCGCAGCCTCGCCGATGATGTGCCGGATTTTCTCTTTGCTCCTGAATGCCGCCGGTCCAATGAAAGGCCGTGGCGGAATCGTCGCGGTACCGAATTCCTGATAAGCGGCAATGTCCGACTTACTGCCAATCACAGCCTCGTTACCATGGACTTCATGCTCGATCGAATCTCGCAGATCACCTTCGCGCAAAAGTGGCGCATCGTTCGCATAACCTAAGCGCGCCTTTTCTGTCTCAGTGCTTTCAGCCAGTGGTACCCAGTCCTGAAATGGGCCGACTTCCGGCTGATAGTGTCCGATTTCTGATTTCGCAGTTTTCTCAATCAGTTTCGCGCACCGTTCAAGCGCCCTGTGTTCTGCAATCACCACAGCCGCAGACATGACGGCAAGGTGTTCGGCAAACTTTGCAAAACTATCAAATTCGCGCATCGATCAATCCTTTGTGAACTGCATCAGCGACCAGTCGAAGGTGGCGCCTTCCATTTCTGAGAAGATGATTGACCAGGCTGCTCGGGTAACTTCGTCCAAGCTAAACGCCACGTCGAAAGGAATGCCGTTTTTGATCAGCCACAGGCATTCCTTTATCGGCGCAGCGCGTGCTAGTTTTTTAGCGCGGCCTTGTCAGCTTCTGGATTGGATTTGCCGAAGTTTTCAGACACGCCAGCCTGTACAGCAACAACTCCGGCTTCGTCCAAGCGCTGAATCAACGCCTCGATTTCGCGCTTTGAGGTTGGCTGAAACACTGTGTCGCCGTCGATTTCAGCAACGAAGATCAAGGGCAGCACCATGGCGGTGTAAACCTCGTTCTTTGCCGTTTCGCCCAATGTCTCAATCAGACGGTATTGCGCCAACACCCCGGGCTTTTTCAGCTTGATGCTGCGACCGGTTGCATCCACAACAACGACTTCAGCCTGAGCCTTTGCGACCACTTGCTCGCTTGGCGTGTTAATTGTCAATTTGGTCATGATTAAGCCACCTTCAGACGACGAGCGGCACGGAAGCCGATGGTCATTGCGATTTTTGCATCAGCCGATTTCTTGCCAGCGTCCTGCAAGGTCAGTGATACGCCGGTGTAACGGTATTGCGACACAGCACCGTTGATTTCGGTGATTGTCTCGGTGATTGTGACGGCGGTAGACGCAAGGCCGGAATAGAAGTTAGCTTCTTTCTGCGCGAAGAAGTCATCCACGGTTGAATCAGCACGATCCAGACTTAAACTACCACTCCAGCCAGCTGGCAGGTCATCTAAACGATCCAGTCCGTCCATCCCTTTAGAATCAAGTGATTTGTAATTTGGCTTAGCATCGAAGCCAGTCATGATGCTGAAACGCAGTGGGCCAGACGGCCCGATGATGTCGAGCGATACATCCTTGCCGACGTTGAATTGATTGCTTGCTGACATAGTGCCTCCAGAAATGAGAAAACCCGCCGAAGCGGGTCTTGTTGATGGTTTGAGTTACTGGTTATGCCAGGGCGACTGATTGACGATTGATCTGCACAGATTGACCGCCTTCCAAGTTGATGATGAAGTATTCAACTACGCTCAGATAACGCACTTTCACATCCGCTTGCATGTAGCCAAGCGCCTGACGGTTCAAAGGGTTATTGGACAGGTCACAGACCACGCTGTAATCGTCAATCATGCCCTGATCAACCATCGCCTGAAGGAATGCCGAGATAGTGGCGCCAGCTTCGCGGCGTGTTTTGTCAGTAGGTTTACTAGATTGCAGCTTACCAACGAAGATTCCCATGCCAGCATCAAGCGTTGACGCCACATAGTTAGTCATACGGGTGTAGTTATCGCCATGAATCACGGCGCTGCTCGAACTGTTGTGACCAAAGCGCGCCCCGAACATGCTTCCTGCTGGAATCGGGTTGACGATTACATCAATGCCAGCCTGCCCGAGCGCTTGCAGCTCTGCACCAGAATACATCAGGCTTTGCATGCTCTTTTGTGTGCCGACAATGCCGTAAAGCGGTTTGTTCAGGCTGGATTGCTCAGGAGATAGATTGCTCAGTCGTCCGGCAACGTAGCCTTGAGGTGAAACCAGACGGGTGACGCCGTTAACGGTATCAAGGAAGTAAATCCAGTCGCCGAACACCGGTTTGAAAGCGTAACTATCAATGCCTGCGGTGGCCTTCGTGGTGATCGCATTGGCGATAGAGTCGCCAGCTGGGCCAACGCCGATCATGTACGTACCTTCAGCCAATCCGTAGGCGATTTGCGTACTCCATGTGGTCGAGTCGTCGCAATCGCACAACATACCGACCGATGCGCCCGAGCTGCGCAACGCATACATACCAGTGCGCGGCACAGTGTCAACACCGACCAGCACAGAGCCGGTTATTGTGGCCACACCATCGGTGCCGCCAGTCAGGGTATAAGACGCCAGTGATGGAGCCGTAATACCAACACCAGCAGAGGCCACGATCAAATCAGACACGCCACGAATACCGGACTGTCCAGCATTGATTGCCGCAGCCATAGCGACCCACAGCGCGTTACCAGTACCGGCGATGTTGTCGAATACTTCCGGTACGCGACCGGCGCGCGCCACAACTGCCTTGAAGGTGCTGGCTTGCGAACCGGCTGCAATCGTAACCGTGTCGGCATTCGCCAGCGATCCGGTGTATTTCGATGTGAAGGTGATGCAGTTGGTCAGCACCGCGATCGATGCAGCCACGTCGGTACCATCCGTAACGCGAACAGCGCGGAAGTTCGAAGCGCCCTGTAAGACCGCAACCGCAAGCTGCGTGCCGAGGTCATACTTACGGTTTTGAATCGCGCCAAACAAGCGCGAATAATCGGCCATGCCGCCAACGATTGCGGGTGCGTTCTTCGGCCCCCATTGCGCGGTACCGACCGCACCGAGAATATTGGTAGGCACGCCATTCAGCAGTGTGACGGAAGGCGGAACGATTTGAACGTAAAGATCTGGAACGACAAGCGCCGTGGTATTGATGCTACCTTGCTGGTTGATTGGCATATACGCCTCCTAGAAATGAAAAAACCGCCCGAAGGCGGTTGGTTAATCTGATTTTTTGCTACTTATTCGGCAGGAGCATCAGGCGCTTGCACAGAAAGAACGTGGGCTTGCGAATCACCCTCAAGGATCGTCGCCACAGTGGCGGGGTCGTTGATTTCGTCACCCTTGGCGTATCCGTCAAAGGACTCAATTACGATTAGCTTAATTGCCATGATTTACCCTATCTGATAACGGTTGTAATGGTTGAAATCGGTACGTTTGTACCTGCGACCTGCGCAGACAATCCGAGGTTGACCTCGACAATCGGTGTCGCCGTCACTGTTTCGGTCGTTGCATACTCAACCGAGTAATTCAAATCGCGGCGGTAAAGCTTTGATTTCTGATGATCGTCAATGACGCGGGTGTTGTGATACACCAGACGCGCGCCAAATCCATCCGGCATCGTCAGGAACTGAGTCACCGCCAGCACCGGATCAATCGCCTGCGCCACCACGTCGCGGTGCGCTGGTGTGTCAGCCCATACCGTCACCATGTATAAATGTTCTTGCCTACGAATCTCGCGGGACAGCTTGTTCCCTGGCATCGTCTGCCAGTCGGTCATCGGGTACCGCGTCGTGTTGCGTTCCGTTGTCGTTGGAAATACCGACACGTGAATCTTTCCAGCCAGCAAGTCGGCATCGAGCTGTTGCGGGTTGGGCCATCCGGCATAAACCACGCACGGCACGACCGCAACGCTTGGCTGTCCGGTCCCTGCCGGATACAGCGTGGCCGCAATCAGTGTGACCAGCGCATTCGACACATCAGATAGATCACTCATGTATGCACCTCTTGCGCGTTAATCCGCCATCCGAAATCCATCTGTTCTGCCGCTTCGATTGCATAACGTCGCCCCAGATCGTCGGTGGCAATGTCGCCTGATTTGATGCTTATTGGCACAGAAGGCGGCAACATGATTCGCCAGCCTGACTGCCGAACGTCTGCGGGCAGATTCAAGGCGGCCTGACTTCTGCCGCCCAGCAGGATAGAGCAAGGCCACAGCGCACCTGTCGTGCCGAGAACATCGGTTTCCTGCGCTGGTTGCATGCCACTGTATCCAACCGCACCAACCGCCGTGACCGGCACCTCGCGGGTGATTTTCAACTGGCGGTTGCATTCAACAACCACAATCGGAAGCAGTTCTTGTTGATTGGCGATGTAAAACGTGTCGCCATCAAAAACGCGGATCAGGTAATCACCTGGTTGAGTAATGCGGCCATCAAGATCAGCGAACCACAGCGCATCACCGGGCAGATTCGGCGCTTTGTAGTTGCTGTCACCGGAGTTAAACGCGGCCTTGATTGTTGCAGCCAGATTACCCAGTGGAGCAGTTGCGGTTAATGGCCGGTATACAGAGCAATCACGCCCCATACGTAGCGCAGCTTTCCCGCGTCCTGCGTAAATCTTTGCCTGAATCGTTGCGCCGTCCATATCACACCACCAGCGACAGGCCGCCGCTACTTAATCCTGCACCAGGTGGAATGCCGAAGAATGCGCACAGCTCACGCCGCGTGCCATTGAACAGCGCTTTTCGGTCTCTGTATTCATTCTTGTTATGTTTCCAGACCGCCGCCGTGTCAGTGTCCAGATTCGCCCGAATGCCAGCAGAGCCGAGAATGTCAGACTCCAGCGTGTTCAGATTGGCGAGATAGCTTGTACGGACAACGGTTTCTTCAGCCGTGGACAGCGTATTCAGCTTGTATTCCAGCACGCCGTAATGCTGCGAGAAGCGGTAGCCGGATGCGGGCGTAGGCTGCCCACCTCCCCACACCCCGTACCCGCAGAAACGGCGCACGTCGATTTTTTCGGCTTCTGTGAATGCCATGGTTACTCGGCCTTAAAGATTGCGCCGCGATCAACCAGCAGCGCGATTTCTGTTGCATCCGCTACCGTTTGACCCGCCAACCATTGATGCATTGCGCCCGCATCGTCATAGAATGCGTAAGGTGCGGCCAGCGTGAGCGATGCAGGCAGCACATCAACATCGTCATCCGTTATTTCGGTTTCAGTCAGCTCTTCAGCCGTAACAATGCTGGTGACCTGTTTCTGACGCTGGTGCCGCACTTTTGTTTTCACGGTTGGCGCGACGGGTGCCGGAACTGGATCGACAACCACGGGCGCAACTTCAGGCGCTGTTGCAACCGGCTCAACAACGGTTTCCGGTGCGACTGGCGCACCCGAATCAATGACAGGCGCAACATCAACAGGTGCTTGTGTGGTTTCGTCCATTTTATTTCCTTCCAATGAGGTTAAAAGCTGTGTCTCATAGTGGCCGCGTCAGCAGCCACTACAGGCCTAAGCCTTGGGGTTAAACGTGTTCAATCACCACCGCACGTTTCAGGTATTGAGCGCCTGCCGTTGGGATGATGTTGCTGTTTGCGGTTGCGTCGGTTGGGGCAACGAAGCCGCCGATCCAGAACCACGACTGCGCGATGATTTGTTGCAGACGATCGATTGGAGCGCGAACCACTTGAACCACGTCATCAACAACGTGGATTTCGGAGTTCATGCCAGCGATGTCATGCGCCTTTTCGGTCATGCCGTCGAAGTCGCCTTCTACCAGCGCGCCCTGTGCAACCAGAATCGGACGGCGAACTGTCAGACCAGCGGTTGATGGGTGTGCCTGAGTCAGGGCTTCGGTTGTTGGGATGAAGTTCGCACCCATCAACTGGAATACCTTGCCAGCCTGCACCGTTTCGCTGCCGTACTGGCCTTGATACATCAGTTTGAAGTCCTGATCCGCGAACAACTGACGCATAGAAACGTTGTCCAGGTACAGATTGAACATTTCGGTCTGGACACCCGTGTTGTTGCGCAAGTTGGCGATCGCGTCTTCAATCACGCCCAGCGTCAGGTTGTCGGTGCTGGCCAGCGCGTTGGTGCTGGTCGTTGCCGCATAGCTTGCGCCACCTGTCCACTTACCGTTTGGACGCACTGCCACGGGAGCATTGGCATGATCCACACGGTTCAGCGCGGTACCGTCTGCAACAGTGACGTTACCGGAGAAGGTCAGCGTGCCGGAGAAGCCGCCGGGGGTGGTTGACACGTTGGAGCCATCGCGAGCGGTACCGATCAGCGTGTACAGCGTCGAGCCGATCAACACAGGAGCGGTAAACGTGCCAGAAACAGCCACATACTTACCAGCAGATGCGCCGGTACCGAGTACAGTTTCAAAGCCGCGCACATCATCCACGTTGATAGTTGCAGCTGGAGCGCCGAGCGTGGTACGAACACGTGTGTGCCCGCCCAGATAAGCAGCAAACAGCGCATTACGAGCCAAACGATCAAGCGACTGCCGAGCCTGCACACCGTTGGTCATGGCGTTTTTCAGGAACTGATTCGCGATACCGACTTGAGACGTTACGGTATTCAGGTCGATCGAATCGCCGTACTGGTCAATGCCGAGGGTGTATTGCTCGATGGTTTGAGCGGATGGGGTCATACCGTTGTCCAGATTGGTGTTGCCAGATGCGGACAATGGCGTGGTGACCGGTGCCTTCAAACCGAGACGGGTCTTAGTGACGGTTTCACCTACGTTGATTTTGACAGGCTCGCGGTCAGCGATGGCACGGAAGCCGAGTGCTGACTGAAGGCCGGTATGAAACTCACGTTCGAGGAAACCTTGCTGAACTGCGTTCTGTAGCGACGCGGGCATATTTTGAATGGGCATGTTTGCTCCTATAAAAGTGACGTTGAAATGTCAGTCCCATAGGCGTCTTGCCCCGATAGACCTGCGCGAAATGCGCCGATTGTTGAAACCTTGTGATTCTTGAAGCCGCTGACATCGAGCCAGCGGCATTTGTGTTACTTGATTGCTTTACGAGCCGCCGCGTATTCTTCGGCGGTCATTTCCTTGGCATTCTTTGCCGAGGGTGGATTGGAAGCTGGTGGCTTGCTGGGGTTGCTGCTGTTCTGCGTCGAGCCGAACAGGTAAGGCTTTGATTTCTTCATTTCTTCCAGCATGGTGTCAGCGCCATCAACAGTGCCGTCATCCTTCAGCGTGACTTTTGACAGGTCAGCCAATTTCAGGCCATCCAGATCAATCATTCCAGCTTTCAGCGCGGCGGCCTTCAGTTCAGAGCGTAAGATTCGATCGTTCGCTGCTGTTTCTGCCGCTTTTACCTTTGCTTCGGACTCCTGCGCAGCCTTTTCAGCTGCCGTCTTGTGTGTTGCGCTTTCCTGTTCAAGAGTGGACGCTTTCAAGCGCCAATTCTTGTTCTCTTCGCGCAGCTCCTTGACGTATTCGCGGCTGAAATGCTCTTTTGTGTCATTGTCGTTATTTCCACCGGCTGGCTTGCCGTCACCACCTGCACCACCCGAACCGCCTGCCCCGCCGCCATCACTGCCATCAACGCTGAAACGCATCAAGCCAATCGGCAAAAGGAAGGCAAGCAGCCTCGACATCATTGTGCGTTTCATTGCGTTACCTCATTTCTTTCAAAGCGATCCAACTCGCGTTGGTGTTCTTGCGCATCGTGACCAGCAGCGCCTTGGCGCACTAAGTCGTAATGCTGTGACAGATTCAAGTGAATCCCGACTGACAGCATTTCATTAGCTCGTGAATGATTAACTCCATGGGCTGTCATGCCAATTGAGCCATCCTCATTCGAGATAAGAATAATTACTCCGGCCGCGCCAAGTCGTTTGGCGGTGAACGGTGCAATATTTCCCATGTGCAGATCTGGTGCTTCAGGTTGTTGCGTTGGTGTGTCAGACATCAGTCCTCCAATAAAAAAGCCCGCATCGAGCGGGCTGGGTTGTGAAACAAAATCCGATAAATCAGTAGTCGTACATACACATACTCAGGAGCAACACAGTCGGGATGCTGGTTGCGAGAACAATCTTCATCCGCAGTTTGTTCCCGATCGGGTAGAGCTGCATCTGAACCATGCTGCTTGCGGCACTGGTTGTCGATCCACCTGTCTGCACTGTGCTCGATGTTTTAAGCGGCAATGGCGGCTGTGCATATGCATTCAGCGCATCCTCCTGAACATTGACACTGAACGTGTCGCCGTTGTTGGCGCTCGAAGTCTTGCTAGCGATGATCGTGCGAACACTTTCAGGCACATCGACGTCGATATAAACAGTGTCGCCGACCACCAGCCCCGGCACAGCCAAGGCATTGAAGTGGCGCTCGTACCGGATGGCAGCTTGTGTTCTAGTGTTTGAGGCCACTTGATAGCCGGAGTAAGTTGCAAGATTGTAAATAGCCATGCTTTATCCTTAATCGTTTGCGTCAGGTGACGGGTTGCCGGTCTTCACCTCTGTACCAGGTGGCGGAGGCTCGGACTTGATAATTTTCAGCTCTTCCGCTGGATCGGCGATGTCGTAGCCCGGCGCCAGCGTCTTGACGGCGGTTTCCTGCGACAACAGCGCTTTATCTCGCAACGTGCCAAGCGTCAGCGCTTCAGATTGCTTATCCGCATAGGTTGGCGCGTACCAGTGAGGCCAGCGCAACGACAGATCATCACCTTGGCTCAAGTCACCAATCTCTTTGCGCTTGACCTTGATTTTCATCTTTGCCGATGCGGTCACGATCATTCGCAACAGAGACAGCAAAGCGCCCTCGCCGTAACTGATGCGCAACTTGTCAGCCAGCCAGATCAAAGACTGGTTCATCAGCTCCATTGCGCGGCCAGACTGCGCAGCGCTCAACTTGTCAGCGTTCGCCCTGTTGCCGTGTGCAGATTCCAGCGCCAGCTCACGCAGCGCCCGAACGTACTCAATGACGGCAGCCGAAGCCGTGCCGTTGATTTCCAGCATCTTCGCATCGCCGTCAGCGTTGACAACAATCGCATTGCCGCCCCCTTTGACCATCGTGCCATCATCACCCATCGCTGGCTCTTTAATGAGTAGCGTCGGGTCCATGGCGTACTTCAAGCCACGACCATTCTGTGACAGCTGATAATCGATCTCGATCTGAGTGTCGATTGCTTCGGGCGGAAATGTGCATGCACCATCGATGTCATCACCGCCTGGCATGTTCTTGACCCAGACTATCGGCACGAAACCAAGGTTATGCTGAACCGTGTTTTTCGGGTCTGGCTGCGGGGTAGATTCTTCAACCGATTTGACGTTCACCTTCCACGGAAGCATCCACGTTTCAGCGATTGCATCCCACTCGCGACTGAACCAGAAATCAACAGTCACTTCGTCATCGGCAATCGTGTAGCCCATGCCTTTGAGGACAGCGCCCTTGACCTTGTATTTCTCAACAACCTTTTCCAGCGTGTCCGGCTCGTCCGCCTTCCAGACTGGCGTCAGGTACTGCGTATTGAACACCGAGAAGAACAGGCGATTGCTCAGTATGCACATCAAGATTGCCACAGAACCGACGCTTCCGACTGTTGCGGCTTCGATCATGATCTCGTTCAGCCGTGATTCCTTGATGATGTCGGACAGCGCCAAGCGGGTTGCCTCGTCCACGCACTCAACAGAGGGGAAATGCCCTTCGCTGAACAGCAGTGACACAGAGTCATCCACCACAACCTTGCACAGCGCATAACGCACCGACGGCCTGCGATCTCTAATTGGTATGTATTCGTCTATCCCGTCAATCTTCTCCTGATTGAACGGGTGCTTGATGTGTTCGTACAGCTTCCCCTTGATAACCCGCGTCAATACGTCAATATCGAACTGACGCTGCGGAAAATCCGTGTCGCGCGTGATTTTCGATTTGATGGTTTTGAACATGGATTCGCCTGATTAACAGATGTACCAGCTCAAAGAAGCGTGGTCATATTGCAGATTGACCGGAGTATTGCCTACCAAAGCGGCTGGCGCGCCAACGATTGATCCCCCTGCGCTAGTCCATGTAGTTACTGGACGCGCCACGGTTGACATCACTGTTACTGTTAAACCGTCAATACCAATGGCAGCTGCGGGTAATGTCAGCGCGAAAGCAGCACCGGCAGCACCTGTGAAGAAAGTGTTGGCGGTGGTCAGAGTGGCAGCAACTAGAGCAGCTGTTGCGATAACCGATTTTGAAAAGTTTTGAATGCCAGCAGACGACACTGTAAATTTACCAGGAATGGATAACGCACCGTTGATCGAATCAAAGGAATAAACTTGAGTCCATGCAGGAATAGACCCCGCAGCCCCAGAAACTGCTGACCAAATTTCCTGCAACCCCGCAGCGTCATTCCATTTTGACACCCAGCAAACATCCAATACATCGCGAACCCCGGTGAGGATGTTGTAGTTGTAGGTGATGCCGTACTCAGTTGATCCGAAAGCAGGCGTAAAGGTGATAGGTGTTGTAATCGGCAGCGCAGCCGTTGTTGCGGCGCTAAGAGTAACAACCCCGGTCGCAGGAACATATGATGCAACATAAGCGCCTGCCGGAATATTCGCATTCCCTGTTACATTCATGCCGACATAAATTCCGGCCGTATTTACCGCGACGTTGAACGCAACGCCCGCTGCGCCTTGAGCCGCGCTGGTATTTATTACGTTAGCTGTCATATCCGCCCACTCGCGGATAAACGCGCCGCCAATTGGCGTAAGTGTGCGAACCAGACCTGAAAACAACTGCGACATAGCGCCTGTAGCCGACAGGGTGGAAAACGCCCCTGTATTCGGTGTCGCCGCCCCGATTGGCGTGTTATTTACAGATCCGCCAGTAATTGCGACAGCAGCAGGATTGAATATGGCGCTAACAGGCAACGATGCGCCAATCGCCACCCAGCCAGCACCACCCCAATAGTAGTAACCAAGCACGGTTACGATGCTGCCTGCCGTCTTGACGATCTTCAGTAGGGTTTCCGGATTCGATGGCGCGCCAATATTGGCAAATTCATAGTCCTGCGCCTCGATCAAACTTTGAACATCGCCAGCGACCAGCGAATAGACCATTTTTGCCATTTTTATTACCTTTCCATGCGGATAACTGTTGTTCTGTGTGCGCTGACCGGCTTCACGATGGGCCACTTGAAGTGTAGGAAGTAACCAAGCGCATCAGGCCCGTGGTCTTTGCCGTCTGACTTGTCAGGCTCGCCGTTGTCGTCGTAAATCTGTTGTTCCAGGCATTCGGTGATCGTCGGTGCCAGTCTGGTGTTGATCAGCAGCTTGCGTTCACCGATTGCATTGCAAATCAGTCCATTCACCGCCATGACACGCTCTTTAACGAACGGGTTTTTGTTTGGGAACAGCACATTGAATCCGGCGCGCTTGAGCAGCAGAATGTCACTCTCAGTCGCGTTCACCGTCTTGTTGCTATTGCCGGATGCATCCGGGTAAATCGTGATCTTGTGATCAGGAAACTTTTCTTTGATCGTGCTGATAACGTGCGGCGTGTCGCGCATCTTCACCAGCTCACCGAGTATCTTTGGAGCGCCGAACCGGATTACACCGACTGCCGCCGTGCAGTTGTACACGTTGAAGTCGAGGCCGATGTGCAGCTCTTCGCCAGAACATATCTCTTCGTCTGTGTGATTCTTCGCGCGATCAAAGTCAGGATAAACAGCGCCAGCCGTCAGATTGACGAACTGCCCTTCAAGGTACGCGGCGATCAGCTGCGGCGGATATGACCGCTTGAGCGAATCAATGTAGCCAGCTGGTAGGTTGCGTTCGTTGCTGTACGTGCTGGCACGGATAAGCCGATAGCCTTCCAGCTGCTCTTTTGCCCATTGCTGATAAACGAACCTAAAGCCTTCCGGCGTTGTGGCTACACCAACAGTATTCAGCGATCCGTCAGCTTTCTTCTGCCGATTACGTGCAATCACCTGACGCCATGCGTGCTCAGCATCTTCTCGCTTCAGCGTGTCCAGCTCGTCAACGATACTGTCCGCAACCTCGTAACCAACTATCCGCGCCGGATTGTCCAGCGTGCGAAAAATGATTTGCCCTTTGTCCTTGATCGTTAGAACGTGATCAGACTGATTCAGCTTGAACTTTACCCTGGCATTCGTCAGCACTTCGGTGAAGCGCGGATAACCGATCATCCGCACTAAGTCGTACGTCGGCAGGTAATAGGCAATGTTCTGTTTCGGATGCGCAAACTTGAGACGCAACGCCCGCATGATCGCGGCCTGAGTCTTCCCAGACCCGAAGCCAGCCACCATTGCTGGAAACTGTTCGTTAGCGTTGACGAATGCCGCCTGCGGAATGCTTGCGCTACTCCTGAGCCTAACCTTCGTCATCATAGGGAATCACATCAAAACCGGTAACCTCGTGAGCCGTATCGCCTTCACCATCGCCCTTGATCTGCTTTTCGATCAACTGCATCTGTAAGCGCTGTAATTCGAGCTTTCCGATTCTTGCCTGTAAGCGATCAACGTGCGCGTTGTAGTCGCGAACCTTCTTTTTCCGAGACTCACGAGCGACATTCTCACCGCCGCCATCGTTTTCCGTGACCTCATCCAGTTCAGGCTTGCCCTCTGCCAAGTTTTCAGCGGCCAGCGTCCTCGCCAATCGAATGCGCGCCAGAAGAATCTCATGGTCGACCTTCCCAAGCTCCAGCGCGTTGTACATCTCGCGCTCAGACTCTGTCAGGTGCTGTTGGTAGATTCCGTGGGTTTTGGCATTCAGGTTGCTGATGCTTGCCCCGCCATGCAACTTGCAGCGGTTTTTATTTCTTAACGGGGGCTTTTTACACGTCCCGCCGCTGCGAGTTTTAGCCCCACATGTATCTGCCATGTGAGCGCCCTTTCATGGGGGGTTTTACAAAATTCGTTTCAACTCGGATATTTTGCGCAATGCAAAACGCCCACCGGAATCAACCGAATGGGCGTTTAATTTGTTCAGGGTGCAGGAATGAACCTACGAATAACTATGCATTTTAGAGAGATTTTGCACAATGTCAAACTATTTTCACGGGATCAATCCTGCCGCCTGTAATTCGCGGTGCGCGCCCTCTTCCGCCCTCTCCCAGAGCTTGTGCAAACACGCGCGGATATTCTTCCATGCCGGGCTAACAGTGTTGCGATGCGCTCCAATTTCCTCAGCAACGTCCTGAACACCTATCTTCAGCCCGAAGTATTTCTGCACCAATGCGTCAGCAGCTCGTGCGCTATGCATTCCGGTACCGAGACTAGCCACTGCAACCGGAAGCAACGCCATCCGCGCCTCGTAGCACTCACGCTCGTTGGCCGCAAATCGCGCCGCAATCATGTTTCGCTCGTACACATCAAGCTTTCCAACGACCGCGCGCACAAGCCCAGCCTGAGCAGCCCCATCCAGTCCTGACAACCCCTTTCCGCTTCCAGTTGCCCCACGCATTGCGATCAGCATCAATGATGGGCTGTATTGCTGGCCTGAATAGCGAAATGCGAACGTGAGCGCCTGGTGAGCCCCATCAAACAAATAATCATCGTACTGTTTCACCGCTGCGCTATTTACCATGTGTCCCGCCTCCGTTTGCAATTACCTGTTTCACTAATTTCCTGATTCGCCGCTGCTTTGCCAGCCGCTCGTTTTCTGTTTTCCGTTTGACTACCTGGCGAAGTTTGCGCAGCTCGTCGATGTTGTCGGATGGGTCGCCGTAGAACCTTCTAGGCATTGCTGTCATTCGAGTCTCACTGTTAAATTTGCATCCCAAATAAACTGGCGCTTTGATCTGCCTTTCACCTGCCCCATTTCGAGCAACCTCCACTCTTTGCATGAATCCTTGATCGCATCCTTCGGCGGCTTATCGGTACCAGTCTTTGTCATCGGCTGCAGCCAGCACTCGCCCTTTCCTTTGTGCGGACGGTGCGGGACGTAATAGCGGCAACCGATGCAATTTGGCATTAGCGCCCATCCCTTTCAAAAATTGCACCACGTAAATAGCAGGACAGGTCTAGCGCCTCTTGATACGCATCGACCAACATATCCCTGCCGTTGTTTGCCTGAAGCGGCGTGCCGTAACGCTCACGACCTACCGCATCACGCTCTTTCATATCCGCCTGCACCAAATCCCATATTGCTGGGTTACTGTTCGGTACCGGCGCTGGCTGATCATTAATTCTCATGCCGTTAGCTCCTTATTTAAATTGATCACACCATCGATCCCGTTAATCACAACAACGCGACCCTGCCATCCGGCATGAAAATCCTGCTCATCCGGTGTCAATGCTTGAGCTGACGGGCATTTGCTCCCATCCTTGATTTCAACCAGTATCGATTGGTGGTTTTTCGATACCAGGATGTCCGGACACCCTTTGCCGATTGTGTGCAGATGCAGCACGGACCAACCGAACTTACGGAATGCGGAAACTATCTCCGGCTGGTTTTTATCTATGCGCGCTGCAACCCTCATTACTTCGCTTCCTGCTCGCCGCCCAGTACATCAAGCATGCTGATGATCAACTTCGCCAGCTCGCCAGCCATCAGCGTGAAATCAAGCTCAAACATCTCCTCTGCTGTGTCGGCCAGCGTGGTGGATTCTTCCTTGATGATGTCCAGGAACTCGATGCGCTTGATCTGCATCTGCTCAGTGAGGACGAATGAGATCCGGTCGTTCCATGTCATGCCGAGACGGGTTGAACGCTTGCCGGCTGCGATATGCGCAAGGATTTCTTCGCCGTCGAGCGCGTGTTTTGCGTAACGAACGGTTGCGTGACTCTCGCCGGTGGCGCGCAGCTCTAAATCACGATCAATGGTGAATCCAGCTGGAGCCGCATCACCGGCCAGCCAGTCGGTCATTGCTGCAACGGGTGAAAGCTCAGTGTGAATCGACTTGATCGCCAGCCCGTCGATAGTTTTGTGCAGCAGCTCGATCAACTCTTCAGCACGACCGACAGACGGCGCATCGATGATCAAGCGACCGGCTTTCGTGTCGATCCATGCGAAGGTGACACGCTGGGTTGAGAATGCCCGGGGCAACAACTCTTCAGTGATGGCCTCCTTGATATTCTTCAGCTCACGGCGTCCTACCTTGTAGCCCTGTTGCGCTTCGATATCAGCGACACGCTCTTTGGTGAACCGATTGATCACAGATGCCGGCAACAGCTTTGTTTCCGCACCCATGGCAAACAGGATGTGACCGGAAGACTCAAACACCATGCGATCATCACCACGGCACGATACCCAGCCCTTGTTTTGCTTGTCGATGCCAGCGCATGAAACCAGCAGTTTTGATGCAAGCGCTTCGCTCAATGATGCGGCGGTGATAGCGGCGGCAATCTGAATCCGATACGCAAATACGTTCTTGAAAAACATGTTTTACTCCCTCGTGTTGTTTAAAATTCTGTCGCACATTTCCATCAGGCTGATCTGC